TCAGCGTAAAATTGACATAAAAATCCATACGCTGGAGATATTGGTTGATCATCTGGTTCATCGCTGGGAGATAGGTCTTGATGATCCTAGTCTTGATCCCGTTGTCTTTCAACAACTGCGATGCTACTAACAGTGTATCACGATCCTTCTTGTATTCAGCATAGGTCTTGCTGAAATCTTTTTTTTCTGTTACAAGACCTTCGAGTTTGACAAACTCTGCTTTCTTGTCTGGGTTGCTACTCTCTAATTCTTTGATCTCTTTTTCAATATCGGAAATTGATTTTCGGACTGAAGAAATCTGGTAATTGTTTTGAGAAATAGAAGCGTTGAGGTCAAGTATAATTTTTGATAGTCTGGAGAATTCATTCTCTCGTTCCTCTTCTTTCGAGATAGCATCTTGAAGGTCCTGAAGACCAATCTGAAGATTGGTTAGTTCTCCTTCCCCCTCAAAAATCTTTGTTTGTCTAAAATCTTCATCTAAATCCTGCGTACATGTAGGGCACACATGATTGTCTGTAAAGAAGGCATGTTCTTTTTGACACGATGAAAGTTTTGATTGTATTTTGAAGAGAAAAGTGTTTAACTTCTTCAGTTTTGTTGTGCTATTAGACAACTCTTCCATCTCTTTAGAATATCTTTCGACTTCAGAAGACAGACGCGCAACTTCTTCATGCTGATTGTTTTCATTCTGTAACAATTCAGCGATCTTATTCTCTTTGCGAGTGATGTCTTCTTTAGTTTTTTTCTCCAGTTCAAGCATATACTTTTTCTGAAGATCAATCTTCTCCTCAAGAAGATGTAGTTGATAATCAAGTGTCTTGATCTGCTCGTTGTTCTCTCGGACTTTATCTTTGAGAAGAACATTCATCGTAGAGAATACTTGAATGTCAAGAATGTCTTCAATAATTTCACGGCGTTGTGCCAGAGGCAGACGCATGAAAGGAACGAATGTAGAAGAACCAAGAACTACAATCTGTGTGAAAGACTTGTAATTCATCTTGAGAACATTCTGTTCAAAGTTCTTTTGTTGATCTACAACAGAAGCTTCTTGGTTCCACAACTGCCCGTTACAATAGATCTCAAATTTGTTTGGTTTGATCCCGCGCACCACTTTGTAATCCATTCTACCGATGCTAAATTCAATTTCAGCATGACAGTCTTTTTCGTTGATACTATTAACCAGCAAAGGTTTATTGATCTTACGAAATGGTTTGCCAAACAGAGTAAAGGTAAGAGCATCTAGAATGGTGCTCTTTCCTGCTCCGTTAGTCCCAACGATTAGATTTGTTTTTGCTCCTTGCAAATCCACTTCACTAAAGACATTCCCTGTTGAGAGGAAGTTCTTCCATCGGATCTTTTTAAAAATAATCATTCTAAATCATCGGGCGGGATCAAAAAATCGTCAGGAGTAATAATCGAAAACTTATGTCCACGATCCTGACATGCTGTAATTATAACATGGTCGTCAACCTCAACGATCATCATAGCAGGATAATCTTCATCCTCCTCCAACATCATGAGGTAACGATCGGCATCATCTTCTTCCTGAAAGATAGGAATTACTCTATCTTCATCCTGGTCGAAGACAGAGTAAACACCGTCTGGGTGATCTTCTAGGGTTACGATGAACATGCTAGGCAACGTTACAACTTTCAATATATAGATTTCGCATCAAGTTCTTGAGACTTGATTTATCTACGGACATCTCTACCTCATCAATATACTCATTGAGCAAAGTCAATGTATCTTTTGCGGAGATTTCAATGTCGGTTTTGTCGTCTTCATCGACCAGAGTTTCTACAATCTTGACATCATGGACGCCTACGTTGTAAAGACGATCAACCAATGTTTCAAACATCTGGTAGTCTCGCTTTTCATTGACGACGATCTTGATGTACTTGTTCTTATAATCAGACACATCTTGTTTGTTGTAGTCCACACTGGTGTCGTCATAGAATATTTTGTCGAAGATCTCGTAGGGATTTGCGACAAACTCAAGTTTATCACTTTCAGTATCGTAGATATGGAATCCACGGCGGTCTTTATAATCATTCCAATACATCTGATAGGGGTTGCCAAGATACTGAACATTACCCTTCTTTGATTTATGGTGATAGTGTCCAGACCACACACGCTGGAAACGATGGAATAATGTGGGATCCATTCCATGATCCATCTTCATTCCTGGTGTTACCTCAAATCCTGTGAGTTCAAGATGACCGCAACAAATTTCTGCTTCACTTGTTTCAAGTAGCCCCAAGACCTCATCAGAGTTCTCTTTGTTGATCCAAGGTAACATGAGAAACTTTTTGCTTCCGAGTTTGAGGTGCTTTGGTTCTGAGTAGATTGTGATGTTTTCATACTGCTCTAGCAGAAGTTCGGGAGAGTTGATGCGATTGGTGTTCTTGTAATAGGTACAATGATTACCTAGCAGCATGTGAACTTTGTAGTCTTTTAGTCGGTCGAAGTAATTTGCTTTAACTCGATGAAAAGTATTAAAGTCCATAGACTTTCGGTTATCAAAAGTGTCACCCAAATCAATAACTGTGGTGACACCTTTTCTCTCAAGCGTTGGAAAAAATACTTCATCATAAAACTTTTGGAAGTAATCCCAGAATGCTAGAGAACCTTTGCGTCCGTCAAGGTGCTGGTCAGTAATCAGTGCGATCTTCATAATTTACCTCCAACAACTCCATCAAATTTCTGGGAAGAGATGCTGTTTGCCCAGTTGGTAGCGATACCTTCCAAGTAGAATTTCGTTCCACCCACGACACTTTCTTTCGTAAGTCCTGTGATGATGCACGAACCGTCCTCACTATAGCTATCCCACGTTCCAAATCGTTTCTGCTCAACTCGAAATTTTCCATAGGGTGTTTCATACCATTCATAATTTTGTTCTTCAGTCATCTCAATTGCAGCAAGTTTCGTCATCGCATCACCATTCTCTTCATAGAGTTTATCAAGTGCTTCCAATGCCTTTCTTTCTTGCTCTTCACTCATCGGTTCATTCTCGTTTCAATGTTTTCCTTGATGCTACCCATGTCAGAATAGGAAGCGTTCATACCTGACATACTACCATCATATGTGTCAGTGTGCATCACTTCGTCATATCCTGAACGCTCTAGGATCTTTCCTTTGATCTCTAGTTGCTTTTTCTCTTTCTGAATGCGACGAAGAAAAGCGTAGTAGATGATTTGAGTGAAGTAAGCAAACGGGTTCTTTGATTTCTCAGGATCAAAGTTGTCAATATACTGGAGGCAGTTTTCAATGCCATCACAGATCATGTCCTCACGGAACATGTAGTTGACAAAGTTTGGTTTGTAGGAAAGGTGGGTGGCAATCTTCAGGAAGCATTCTCCTAGGTAGTTTGTAACACGAGGTCGTGGTTTACCTAGTTCTTTTGCTTTCTGAACTTTATACCGATACTCAGTAATGGCAGCAAGGAATTCCTTGTTGTTCACATAGTATTCGGTTTGCTTTTTCTTTGCCATTACTGCGTATGCCACGGGTTTCCTTACATTATGTTGATCTCAGTATAACATCTTATACTGCTCTTGTCAAAGCTTGACAGATCCTCAGAAACTTAGTAGAATAACTCTGTCAAGGGTTCAAGAGAGGTATAGCTATTAGCTTTTATTAAATATATCTTCTAGAGTTTTTTTCATCTCCTTTACTGAACCTAGGTATCCAGAACCTCTAGGTAACTTATTCCCTCTACCTGCTAGCGACTTTCCGCTCTCTAGTCGGTCGAGGGTTTTTTCGTAGAAGTCTACAATCTCACCTTCAATTTCAGACATGGTGAGAACATGATCTCTTTTGATAATAAACATATTGTCAAAGGTAGCAGAGATCCATTCTTTCAAAGCAAAACCTGTTACCTCTATCTGACCTTTTCTTTGCTTAGCATTCTCTACAATGAGTGGTCGCTCAAGCATAATTTTATCTTCATCGGGAAGGTAGCAGACTTTTGCTACTAACTCTTCCCCTGATAATAATTTTACTGTTGCATAAAATTCTTCTTCCATATTTAATTTGCTCTAAGGTTTACTTTTATAACCTCATACTTAAAGTTCTCTTCATTGTAAATGTTTACTCTCTCATTTAAATGTCGTAAGGTGTAGTTCTGTCCGCCGATGTCATCAGCGATATCGTATAAGGTTGCGATGTCTTTGCCTTCGCCTTTCCTGAGAACACGTCCGATAGACTGAAGATTACGAACGCGAGACTTACTTGGGGAAGCAAAGATAATATTGTGTAAGCGTTTGATGTTGATACCAGTTGAGAAGGTTCCGTATGAGGCGATGATAACAGCGTTGTTCTCAGTCTCAGTAATCTGTCGGACTTGTTCCCTGTCTTCAACATCAGTACCACCATGAACGAAAAAGATTTTCCGCTCGGGGTCTATGGTGCTATTTATCAAATCAAAAAGTGGTTCCCCATGCTTCTCCACATAGTTGAACAACACAAGAGTGTTCCCTTCTATGTCCTTGACTAGGTTTTTGATAAGATTATTCCTACCACGATGCTGAACAAGATAATCAATTTCATCATGGTAGTTTTCAAAGTATTGCGGAGCGTGCTTACATAACAATACTTTGATCCTAAATTTACTTAGGTGCCCTTGACGAATTAGATCATCTGTTTTAGTTACACGCTCACAATTACCAAATAAACCTTCTAATACCCACTTATGTGTTTTGCTACCGTCAAGGGTGCCCGTAAATCCAAATCTGTATTTTGCATTATGAAGCTTTGTCATAATGCCTGTCAATGACTTAGACTTGAAGAGGTGTGCTTCATCTCCAATCACACAATCAATGTCATCAAAGTATCTCTTAGGAAATTTGTAAATAGATTGCCAAGTAGAAATGATGATTGGTTTATCAGTATTCTTATCTTTGCCCGAGTAAATCTTATGAACATGATCGTCAGCATTCCATCCGTAGTCATTAAAGTCATTGACCATCTGTTCTACCAGGGACGTAGTAGGGACGATGATGAGCGTCTTCTTGTTGGTAGCAGTATAGTATCTGACGAGGGAATAGATCATCAGAGATTTACCACTCCCCGTAGGAGAAAGTAAAAGTTTGCGGTTGTTTTTTATCGCTTCGTATACCGCATGGTATTGATAGTCGCGTGGAGCAATTCCCGCTCTGGTGATTTTGTCCATAAAGGTTTTGATGCCAGCAGGAGAAACAAAGTCATTAGTTTCTTCAACGTCTCCATACCAATCATTTTTTTCATACTCAATTTGATATTGTCTTTCATTTGCCCATACCTTGAGGTGTTCCATCAAACCGCCATAGAGTTCACCAGTGCCAGGGGAGTAAAGACGAATTGTTCCATCCCAGTATTTGTATCTGGGGTTCTTCTTCAGGAACTTTGCTTCGGGAACCTCAAACGAAAAATAGTCCGCAAGCTCCATATGAACATGGGGCTCCACGGACTGAACTGTAACGTATACTTCGTTTTTCTTTTTAATACTCAGAGTGGTCATCATTGTCCATTTACAAATTTCTCCCACTCAATGGCACTCTTGATCTGAAACCCTCTGTTGGAAATTTGACGCATGACTTGATCCAACCAGTACAACATCTGGTCTAGATATTTGATCTTTGCCTCAAGGTTGACGATATCTTCGTCTGCCTCAAGATAAGTTTTCATTTTTTCTGAAGTCTTTATACTAGACCCGAATGGTTTAGAGGCGTAAGTCTTTGCGTCTGCTTCGCCAGAATAATACTCACGTTTCTCTTTGACCAACTTTCGGATCTCAAACTCTAACGAAGTCTTGATCTGAGAAATGTCAGTGTAATGGTTTAAGTATTTATTATGTTGAAAAGGGATGTCTAAAGCAAGTTGTCCCAGATCTGTGGTATACTGTTTGTTCTTGAATTGAAAGTCAACTGCGCTATCTTCTGCCCACTCTTCTCTCAAGTTATCAAATTTATTACGAAGGGTTTCAAAATTCATAGAGGTTGCATATTTTGGTCACGAATGTAAAATTCTTGATGCTTAAATGTTACTTCAGCAGTGATGTATTCTACATCAGTAATTGTAGCATCAAATTGTAATCCAGATAAACTTACTGGAAATAACTGCTGGAATTCTACGATAAAAGCTGGGTTGTATTGTGATGTTACAATGTGCAATTGCCCACGAGTAAAGATATCTCCCTCAGCAGTATCTCTCTTCATTTTATCTGCATTGCCATTATCTCTAATCCATTTGTGTATTGAGAGATAATTTTTAAAATCTTCATCTACAATAAAACGCACAGAAAAATCCCCAAACGATACACCACCACCAGGAATGATAGGCAAGTTTCTGAAAGGACTTGCTACCTCTGTGACTGGCATGTTAACGTCGGGGATATTTGCTGTTTGACAAAAGAAGTCCGTCCCTTCAAACCTTTCTAGTTTAAGGAGATAACCAATTGGATTGAGGAAGTTCCTATTACTAGGTTGTTCCTTATACCATTCAGCGGACATGTCAACTTCCCAAGCTACCTAGTATTTAGGGGTTGTTTGGATCGAGACCTAGGTCAATAAGATACTCTCTCCACCATGCTTCTTTCGGTTTTTTCCATTGTGGAACTTCACGACCTTGCTCTGAATACCATTCATATAGAGCTTCGTCAATCTTCTCTGAGATTTCCAATTGTCTAATCCTCTTCTGTAGAATGTCCATTTGCATTGATGATCTGTTCCAGTTGTTTCCGAATATCAGCCGAACGAGTTTTCTCACGCTCGGAATGCCTATAACCATATTTACCATGGAAGATGAAGTGTCCTTGGATTATCATTGTTATCCCAAATCCAAATAGGAGAATAACTCCTATCCAATCTACAATGTGATGTTGAGCCATGGGAATAAAGGCGGAATTACACCGATCAATCTCAGCAGTCCCTCAGCAAATAAAGCAAGGACCACCCAACCAACACACATAGAAATAATGGAAGCATTCCGATTGTGCTGTCGTATAGCAGCATCGATCATCTCCTGAACTTCTTCTTTACTTACGGGTGTCATCTTTATCCTCGTTATACCAAAAATCGTTCCAGTCTTCTGGTGAATTTGTAGCGTCTTCCCACTCTGGTTCGTAGAGAGGACATGGTTCTTCCATCAGAATTGTGTTCTTCATTTTCAAAATCTCCTTGTAGAGTTGGTCTAAATCCATTCGTCTTCCTCCTCTTCATCGTCCCATACTTCATATGGACCGTGCTGCATTCTTTGTAACTTTTCAGTCTCTGCTTTGAAAGCAGAAGTTTCTGCTAACCACAATGCAAGTTTCATCACAATGAATACCACCGCAAGAGGCGATAAGCACAGTAGTAAGATGAAAGAAGATTGATTCATGAACTATACTCGTTTAGTAAATCAAGAACTCTGTTCAAAGCATCGTGTGCTCCATCATGCCACTCTCTACTTTTGGCGTAATGAGTTCCATTGTAGAGTTCTTCCTTCATTTTATAGATCTTTGAAAGAATGTCAACTTTACTTAGTCTACCGCGTGGCATAAGTTAATAAAATAATATTTACTATTTACAAAAAAAGGGGACCCGAAGGTCCCCCGTGTGTTGAATTGTGAATGGATCACATGAGGTTCGCAACGCGAACTCTTCTGTAATACTGGTTCTTATTGTGGGTAAGAGCCTCAGCATCAGGTGAACCACCGTTGAGAACGAATGGGTTAGCAACCATGCCGTAACGAGTCTTGAAGCCAATCTTAGGCTGGAAGGTCTCAGGATCAATGCTACGGAGCATCTGGAGGGGAACATATGGGCAGTAGAATAGACCTGCGTCATATGGGGAAGAACCCTTATAACCAACTACGTAGTAGTGGGTGTTGGAAACGTTCGCAGAATAAGGATCGACATAGACCTTGATGCGACCGTTCATGGTGCCGACTAGGAGGTTACCAGTGTCATCAACTTCACCGATGGAAGGACCACCAGCGCCGCTTAGACCTGAGGAGTAGTCGAGGGTGCCAGACATAGCGAGAGCAGAAGCAACATCAGCAGAAGTGATGATGAAGTTGCCCTTTCCTCTACGAGTCTCTTGAGCGATTGCGTTAGTATCACGCTCGATCTGGAACATTAGACCCTTGAACTTCTCAACCGACCAACGACCGTTGGAATCAACGTCGAGGTCAAATACACCAGCGTTAGCAACGTTGTTCTGAGCACCTTGCTTAGCAACGGTGTAGACGGTTCTAACGACTTCACGGTTGATCTCAGCGAGGATCTCGCTTGAGAGAAGGTTGGCAAGTTCTTGCTCAGCATCAAGACCATGGATTGCCTTGAGGTCTTGTGCTAGTTCTAGAGTGTACTCAGCGCGGAGTGCTCTGGTCTTAGCAGTAACAGCAGTCTTCTCGATGCTGAAATCCATTTCGTTGAATAGATTACCAGCGCCTGAACCGAGGGTTTCTGCGTCTGCTCTACCGATTAGACCGCCTTGGCGCTCATAGTTAGTAGAAGTAGTGCCGCCACCAGTTGCGTCGTTGAGGAGACCAGGGTTAGCATCTGTAGCACCACCATCGCCAAGAGGAGCGACGGGATCGTTGTAAGCAGCAGGACCCTGCTGGTTACCAGAGAAGTTGGTGTCAGGCTCGTTGTAGAGTGCTTCAGCACCTGCACGAGTGTTGTAGTGCGACTTCATCGCAAAGATTAGTCCAGTAGGACCGCTCATTGGTTGAACACCACAGATGTCGTATGCTACGAGGTTAGGTGCAGCACGACGGATTAGGGAGATCATTACAGGATCGAAACCTGCAAGTCCACCAGTCTTGGTTGTTAGACCACTGCCAGATAGTGCATTGTCGCCAATAGCGCCAACACTAGCTTCGTTGATCATACCACGCTCTTCGCGTAGTTGCTTTTCGGTATTTTCTAACAGAACAGCGGTAACAGCCTTTCTATAATTGTCCTTGATTGCGCCAGCGCCTTCATGACCTAGAACAGGTGACCACTTTTCAGTTAGAGCTTGTGCGTTAAACATTTGTTTGCTCCGTTGAAAAAATGGGGATTATTATTTGGACCAGCGGTTGAGTGCTTGGAGGTATTGTGCCATTGCTGGTGATACTTCCGAACCATCTTCTACTGGGGTTTCATCAGCAACCTCTGCGGGGGCAGCGATTGATTCTTTGAAGTAGCTCTCCTTGATGGTCTTAACCTTCTTGGTGAATACTTCTTCAGAAACAAACTCTAGACCCTCAGCAAGTGCTGCGAGTTTTTCTTTCTGAGTATCTGCAAGTCCTTCTGACACGGTGGACAGAATATTGAGTTTAGCAGACTCGTTCAGACGATTTTGTAGTTTCACATTTGCCTTGACCTGTTCGTCTAGGCGCTCTTCCATCTCACGAATTGTGTCAGCCATACCTTCAACCACATCGACTTTCTCGTCGGGGATTG